GAAATATCATTCAACATTTCAGTGTGGTTTTCATTATCTTCTTTACCTTCGAAGAAAGGCATCATAGTAAATCCGAAACGACCAAGCATGTCATACCTAAATGGTTGCTGACCTTTGCCAACATTCATATCAGTAGTACCATTTGCTTGGGTTTCTAAATCACTACCATTTGTGGGTGTATCATTCTTGCCGATTAACTCACCATTTGCATCAATTATTTCGAGTAAGTCTTTCTTTTTTAATTTCATGTTGATATGTTTTCATATAAATACTATTTTGTTATTAATATTCTTCGCCATCTAAACTATCTGCACCGATATATTCATCAACATCGTCTTCAACGTCTTCATGTTTCTCAATAACAAAGTCCTCAAACGCATCAACCGAATTAGGAATTTCAGCAAAAAGTTTTTCCATTGTCCAATCCGCAGAAATTTTATATTTTTGTTTAAACTCAGCAAATGCTGTTTCTCTAAACAATCTTTCCTTATCCAATTCTAATTCTCTTTCGGATTTCGTACCCATCATTTCCAGTTCCCGTAGTTTCTTTTCCTGTTCTTCTCTTACCCTATCGAGTTCTAATTCAATAGCACTTTTAGGTACTTGAACATCTGGTCTAACTATTTGTAAATAAACACCATTATATGCACCAACATGATATTGACTACCGTCTTTAATCAGTACCAAATCACCCTTACCGTAGTCGGAATTAATTGATTTAATTAGTGGTTTATTATTTTTCTGCATTAAATCATTCAAATAATTCAAAGCACTATCATAAATGTCATAATGAACTTGATGTTCGATACCCTCTGACATTTTAAAACCATCCCATATTTTTCTTGGGTCATAACCAGTCTTATTCCAGAAAGCCACTTCAAGGTCTTCCAAATACATTGATTCTTCAAAACCATCTGAATCAAAATTCTTTAAAACCAATTGGTCGGAACTAAACATTTCCTTTTTCAAATCACCTGTTTTGGTAATTTTAACCGGAATCTTTTTCTGAATTTCGGGGTCAAATCCAACAAGTAGGGAAATAACTCTCTTATTGAATGCATCAAGATATTTTTCGTAATTATATACACCAGTCATGTTCGGATTATCGAGAAGGTCTTCATTACTAATGAGCGTAGCACAAAATCTTTCCACACCCGTTACCTTATCAACAATCTTACGGGAATCACCATGTGATTTTCTATACCCACTATTAACATAATACACTACACTATCCAATTCAGGTTCTTGTGGCATGTAATTGGCAATGAATTTCATCTTTTCATCAATGGTCAGATTTTCTTTAACCTTGTCGAGATTCAAACTATCCTTATGTTTTTCAAATAGTTCTTCAGCAATCTGTTCACGTCTTTGAATAAGCAATTCCATATGTGCTTGCATGCCCTTGTCTCTACCGTTCTTATCAGTCCCTCTCTTTTTGTATGCAGCCAACGTTATTTTGATTTTACTCTTGCTTGCAATTTTCTTCAATGGAATTTGCATGTAGCGTATGTCATCACAATAATCATAGTAATAATCAACAAATTCTTTACCCTGACCAAGAAGAATCATTTTCAATCCCTTGTCAATAAATTCTTCAATATATTCGGGCATGATTTTGGACTTAATAGTATTTCCCGTCAATTTGACCTTTTCTTTCATTTCTCCGGTTTTCTTATCTTTAGCCAATGATAGCGTACCGTAGTTAATTCTGGAAAGATTCAAACATGAAATACTTTCACCATCGTTGTCAACTGACATATATGGTGGTTTCATTTCTTCCTTATTGTATTTAGCAATGATTGCGCCAATACCTGTTTTACCGCCATATTGCCACATTTCTTCAATTACACCTTCAGTTACACCTTCAGTTACACCTTCATCAGTTACTCTAATTGTTGTTTTTTCAGGATACTGGAAGTTAATACCGTCAGTTACTGCAAGCAAAGCAACACAACCATATTGTGTGAACCAATGAATTGCATGTCTCAAATGCAATCTACCAGTACAAGTAATACGTGCAGCACAAACATTATCAGACCAGTTGAACGATATTGCCGAACCCAAAGCACCGAACAACGAGTTGTTCAAAATCTTGATAGGCAACTGTTTAATCTTAGCCTTTGCGGTCTCTGCATTGGTCAGGTCGATTTTAATATACTTGAGATATAATTCATGGTCAATTTCCTTCAATAAGGTCACTTCTTCGTTATTCAACTTGTCACCACTTGCCAATTTCTTGTAGATATTACGAGTTGTTGTTAGATATAACAACAATTTCTTCATAACACCAGTGATATCAAATATTGGAAACACGTCATCCGTTAATTGAATCATGGGATAAAGACTGGCATAGTCAATCTTAATAATTCTCTTTGAATAGCCGACTTTGTAACATCTAGCCAAACCACCACTAAACTTTTCGTTCTTATCACAAATAGGAATAGCCAAATCATTTTCATAACTCCATGCTGTAAGTAATAAGTTCCAAATTGCTGCAGTACCCATAGTACAAATCCTATGATATGTGGTGGGAACAATTTTAGCCAACATGAAAGACGATTGATTATATAATTCATCAACCTGTTCAGTTTCCCATAAGTCATCAAGAAGATATTGTTTAACCAAATTTTTACCACCAATAAATGTTGTCATTTTATTTGGAAGTGCTTCTGCTCTAAACCATTTAACAAAATCCGGGCATTCGTTAAGATATGAATTTCTTAAATTCATATGCTTTTGTGCATCCACATTGGCTTTATTTGCCTGTAGTGTATATAGTTTTCTCGCAACTATTTGATATTCATCTGGAATTTGTATATAGTTATTGTTTTCATCAATAACAAAAACCTTATTTTCATTGTAGAATCTACCAATAGAATTATCTTCACCCTTTATATAGGTTCTATTGGGTTTTGCAATCTTTTCGAATTTTGCAATGTATTTCAAACCAGTTGCTTTCAAATCACTATTCACAGCAGCAGTACGTTTTGCAGCATGAATTGTGTCGATAATCGAAATTCCCCACATTTCAGTTGAGGTATATTTATCAGCAGTATTACCGTATTTAACCGAAGTATTTGGTCGCCTTTTTAATTGAATATCGGGTCTAAGCGATGTAGGTAATACAGATAAATCCATGTTCAGAATTTTTGCCCTACCTAGAATAAATTCAAAGTCAAATATTTCCAAGTTATGTCCTAAAATAATTGCAGGACTTAGGTATTTAAGAAGATTGAATAAGTCCTGTATCAACTTGATTTCCGATTCATCATCATCACGCTTGCTGGCTTCCAATATGGTTTCAAATCCCCGATTGTTTCGAACACCAATTGCAAAAACTCTGCTTATTTGATATCTCAAACCCGTGGTTTCAATGTCAATCGTTGCTTTATGTATGTCTTTGTATTCTTCGAAACCCTTGAATAATCTACATTGATTTGCGATAAAGAATTGTTCAGTCGTTCTTGGAGCATAGAACATGTCACGATACAAATAAATTGGTTCGCCTTTCATGTCTTTTGCATCCTTACCATCACTATTTTTAAGTTTTTCGTATGGATATATACCACCTTCTCTAAAATAATCAATAATGTCGTTATATGATTTACGACTTGTGACTTTAAAACAATAACCATCGACCAATCTCTTTTGGTTTCCGGTTTTCAATGCCGTAATGGTAATACCGTGTTTGATTTTCATGCTTTCTTTAAGAGCATCGGATTTTCCAACATATAATTCACGATTTAATTTTTCCAAATCTTTCACATACATGAATGGTTCATATCCAACTTTAATAATCTTTGGGTCTTTTCCCGGTTCATGAATTACACAATCTGCATAATTAGTACTTGGGTCTGTCTCAACATTAACCAAATACCTTAAATCATTATTATAACCTTCGAGAAAGCCTTTAATTTCACTTAAAACACTTAATTTATCTATTTGTGGTTTTTGTACTGTATCTATCATATTTCTGTTTTAATTTTTTCTATGTTTTTCTTTAATTTTGTTAATCACTTCACTTAATACGGATTCACTTACGTTTGATTTATAATCCTCATTATCAATTACTTTAACGATTTCTGTTCTCTTGCTTTCGATTGCAGAATATACATAATCATCAATAGTATCAGGAAATATAAACACGTAGATATTAACGGCAGCTTTTTGTCCAATCCTGTGTAACCTATCACTTACTTGGTCATATTCACCTACTGAATACGGTAAGGTCATAATAAATAATTTACTAGCAGCAGTGAGGGTTAAACCATAATTACACGTCTGTATTGAACCAAGAAACGCTTTAATTGTGCTGTGTATATCTTGAAACACCTTTACGATTTCCGAACGTTCTTCCACCGTTTGGTCACCCGTGTGTAATGCTGCAATATCACCAAGTTGTTTCTTTAATTGATACAAACTATCTTTAAAAAAGTCTACAATAACAACCTTTTCATCGGTTTCCAGAATATTTTCAATAACTTCAATAACGTGCTTTATTTTCAACTGCGCAAGATATTGTCTCAGGCGAATCATAATAGTAAGCGGATTCGATGTAGGATGTTCCACAAATTCGTTGGCAACACCTGCTTCAATCTGATTATAGATTTCCTGTTCTTCATCTGTCATTTCAAGCAAAATACGTTGATACGTTTTATCTGGCAAATCAGTTAAAACCTCAAATTTTCTTTTTCTGTGCGTAAATGGTGCGATTTTATGATAAAGTTCTTCAAGTTTTTGTTCTGCACTATCCGTAACATATCCCCAACCACCATTATAATCATATGTCATACCACAATAGTATTC